CAACGAACACCGGGCCTGGCGTGTCGGACGGGACCAGAGCCTCGAGGACATGTTGAACCGCGCGATCCGGCAGTGGGTCACGGAGCGGTGCGAGAGGAAGGCGGCGTAGTGGCGAGCAAGAAGGGCGGGCGCCCGAGCAGCTACCGGCCCGAGTACGCCAAGCAGGCGTTCAAGCTGTGCCTGTTGGGCGCGACCGACGCGGATCTGGCTGTGTTTTTCGATGTCGCGGAGTCCACGATCAACAACTGGAAGGACGCCCACCCCGAGTTTCTGGAGTCCCTAAAAGGCGGCAAGGAACAGGCAGACGCGAGGGTTGCGGAGTCACTGTTCCATCGGGCACTTGGCTACGAGCACGAGGCGGTCAAGATCACGACGCACGCGGAAACCGGCCACACGACAATCACGCCCTACATCGAGCGTTACCCGCCCGACACGACGGCGGCGATTTTCTGGCTGAAGAACCGCAGGCCGGATCTGTGGCGGGACCAGAGGGCGCACGAACTGACCGGCAAGGACGGTGGCCCCATCGAGACGCGCGACGCGACGTTTGACGACCTGAGCGCGGAGGAACTGGCCAAGCTCGCGGCGCGGCTGGCAGATGGCGACGGCGACGAAGGATAAGCGGTCGAAGATCCAGGCGATTGTCCGCGAGTTGCAGCGCAGACAGCCGCCCGACGACCTGCACCCGAAGCAGCGCACGGCGTTCCAGTCAGAGGCCAACGAGATCCTGTACGGTGGCGCTGCTGGTGGTGGGAAGTCACACCTCATGCGCCGCGCGGCGATCACATGGTGCGAGTGGGTGCCGGGGCTACAGGTCTACATCTTCCGCCGCGAGTATGGCGACCTGTTCAAAAACCACATGGAAGGCCCGTCCGGCTTCCCCGTGATGCTGGCAGAACAGGTCGAGGCGGGCGAGTGCCGGATCGTGTGGAGCAAGAACCAGATCCGGTTTACGAACGGGTCGGTGATCCACCTGTGCCATTGCCAGCACGAAAAGGACGTGTACGGCTATCAGGGTGCCGAGATCCACGTCCTGATGATCGACGAGCTGACGCAGTGGACGGCGAAGATGTACCGCTTCCTCCGCTCGCGCATGCGGCTCGGCGGGTTGCGGGTGGCGAAGTGGCTGTCTGGCGTGTTTCCGCGCGCGGTACTCAGCGCGAACCCCGGCGGCATCGGCCACAACTGGGTCAAGGCCGCGTTCGTGGACATGGCGCCTGCGATGGCGATCACGGGCATGCCGAGTGATGAGGGCGGGATGCGCCGTCAGTTCATCCCCGCGTTGCTGGAGGATAACCCGACGCAGGATGCCGACTACGCGGAGCGGCTGGAGGGCTTGGGTGATCCGGCGCTGGTCAAGGCGATGCTCGGTGGCGTGTGGGACATCGTGGCGGGCGGGATGTTTGATGACGTGTGGCGCAGGGACCGACACGTCATCCCTGCGTTTGAGATCCCGAAGGACTGGCGCATTGACCGCGCGTTCGACTGGGGCAGCAGCAAGCCGTTCAGTGTTGGCTGGTGGGCGGAGAGTCCCGGCGCTGTCGTAACGCTGAAGGACGGGCGCAAGAAGGTGTTCCCACGTGGCTCGTTGATCCGCATTGCGGAGTGGTACGGATGGGACGGCAAGAACCCGAACGTCGGCGTCCGCATGACGGCGGCGAATGTCGGCAAGGGCATCGTGGAGCGAGAAAAGGCGCTGGACATCCGCCCCCGCGTGAAACCGGGACCGGCCGACAGCGCGATCTGGGTGTCCGAGCCGGGCGTCGAGTCTACGGGCGACACACTGAAGAAGCACGGCGCGACGTTCACGGAGGCGGACAAGCGGCCGGGCTCGCGCAAGGTCGGATGGGAAGCGATGCGGCGGATGATGGAGGAGGCGGCCAAGGACCAGCCCGAAGCACCGGGGTTGTGGGTGTTCGACCGCTGCACGCAGTTCATTCGCACCGTGCCCACACTGGCCCGTGACGAGCGCGACATGGATGACGTGGACACGAAAGCCGAGGACCACATCGCGGACGAAACGAGGTACCGCGTGATGGCCCCGAACAGGACGGCCCGAACCTTCACCTACGAGATGTGATGGCAGAGCACGGCCCAGACACCCCGAGTCTCGCGCATGAGCGGCAGGACCAGCCCGCAACGATCTGCCGCGACCTGTACGCCGGCCCGCTCGCGATCCGTGCGCAGGGCCGGACGTATCTGCCGCAGTTCCCCGCCGAGACAGACGCGGCCTACGACTTCCGGCTGGGCACGTCGGTCTGCTACGACGCCTACGCCCGCACGATCGACGGCCTGACGGGCATGGTCATGCGTAAGCCGCCCAAGCTGGCGGAAGACATGCCGCAGCAGATCACCGACCTGTGGGAGAACATCGACAATCTGGGCACGCACGGCGACGTGTTCATCCAGCACCGGCACCGAGACGGCGAGATCGACGGGCACTTCGTCATCTTCGTGGACATGCCGCCCGCCGACCCGAACGTCCGCACACTGCGTGACGAGCGGATGCGCCGGGCCAGACCCTACTGGATCGGCATCAAGAAGCAGGACGTGCTGGCCGCGCACTACACGGACATTGGTGGCCGAAGCGTCCTGACGCACTTCCGCTACCGCGAGACGATCACGGTGCGTGACGGGTACGTCGAAGCGCCGGTCGAGCGCATCCGCGAGTACAACCTGGACGGCGAGCGCGTCGAGTACACCCTGTGGGAGAAGGCCGAAAAGGACGACTGGGCGCAGATCGCCAGCGGCTTCATGGACATTGACGAGATCCCGGTCAGCGTCGGCTACCACGGCCAGAAGCTGGGCGAGTTCGAGTCACGCCCGCCGCACATCGCGCTGGCGCTGGAGAACGTGAAGCACTACCAGCTCACCAGCGACAACGACAACGTGCTGCACAAGACGTGTGTCCCGATCCTGACACGCATCGGCTACGAAGATCCCGAGGACGGCCACACGGTTTCGCCGTCTGTCGGGCTGGACCTGCCGATGGGCGGCGACGCCAAGTTCATCAGCCCGCCCGCTGATGGCTTCGATGCCGTCGAGCGGCGCATCGAGAAGTCCGAGCACCGGCTGGCCGTACTGGGTATGAGTGCGCTGATGGGCGTCAAGGCGCGGCCCGAGACGGCGACCGGCGAGCGGATCGAGAAGGCAGAGACAGATTCCGCGCTGGCCTCCCATGCCAGGGCGACACAGGACGCGACCGAGGAGGCGGTGCGCCTGACGGCCAAGTGGCTGGGTGTGGAGTTGCCGAACCGCACTGCGGAGAGCCGATGGGTCGCGCTCAACCGCGACTTCGAGGCGCTGACCCTGGACGCGCAGATGGTGACGGCAATCGCGAACGTGGTCACGGAACGCCACCTGTCGCCCGAGACGCTGTGGGACATCCTCCAGCGGGCCAGCATCCTGACCGACGACTTCGACCCCGAGACGGAGAAGGACCGCATCGAGGCGACCAGCGCGCAGGGCTTGAACGAGATCGCGCGCATCCTCCAGCAGCGCAGGCAGGAGCCGGACGAACAGGACAATGCCGCATGACGTTCCTGAAAGTCTACTACGACGACGGCTACGTCCTAGCCAAGCCGGAGTGCGAGCAGAGCATTGACGCGGCTGTGTCGGCATGGGTGGACAGCGGCAAGACCCGCGACCGGCTGTTGCGCATCGAGTTGCTGGACGGCTGTGAACTGGCCGTGCTCGCGTCCGAGGTAACGTCGTGGCTCATCAGCACCCCCGAGACGCGACAGCGGCAGGTCGAGATCGAGCGTGACCTACGCGCGGAGGACACGGCGATGCGGCAGGCCGCGGGCATCTGGGACGAGGACTAGTCCGTGGCCCACGAAGCCCTGACAGAGGCGACGCTGCGCAACCTCGTCAACCTGGAGCGCATTGCGAACGGGCTGTCCGTCGAGCAGCGGGCACGGGTCCGTTCGCTGTTTGACGAGATCGTCGGGCTGCTCGCCAAGCACGACCCCACCTCCGTCTCCGCACGCTACCGGCAGGCCCGGATCGACAAGATCATGGGCGAGGTCGAGACGCTGACCGGCCAGACGTTTCGCGAGTTCCGCAGGACACTGCACGCCGACCTTGCCCGCGTCGCGGTGCAGCAGACGGACCACGCGGTCACGATGCTGAGGCAGGCGACGGAACTGGTCGTGGACATTCGACGCAGCGCCATGTCGCTCGACTTTGCGCGCACGATCATCGACCGCGACCCCTTCGAGGGCCTGACACTGGCCGACTGGGCAGAGGGTCAGGAAGTGCGGACGGTACAGCAGGTCCGCAGGCAGATCCAGCTCGGCATGCTGAACAACGAGTCGATCCCCGACATCACGAAGCGCGTCAAGGGCGTTGGCAGTAGCGCAGAAGACAACGCGGAAGCGGTCGTGCGCACGGCTGTGAACTGGATATCGAATGACAGCCACCTGCGGACCTACCGCGCGAACACGGACGTGCTGACGGCGGTGCAATGGACATCAGCCCTCGACGGCAGGGTTTGTAAGGTTTGCGGCGCGATGGATGGACGGACGTGGAAGCTGGATGACACGTCACTACGCAGACCTCCGATTCATTTTCAGGATCGCTGCGTGCTCGTGCCTGTCGTGGATTGGGAGTCGCTGGGCCTTGACGCACCCGAGCCCGGCACACGGGCGGCGCGGGATGATGACGGCAAGAGTGTGCAGGTATCATCGCAAACCACCTACGAGAACTGGCTACGGGGCAAGACGGCGGCGTTTCAGGATGAGGTGCTTGGCCCGTCGCGCGGCCGGCTGTTCCGCAAGGGCACGTCGCTGTCCGACATGGTACGGGGTGACGGCTCGATACTGACGCTGGACGAACTGGAGG